GGGCAAGAAATATTAAATTGGTCACGTTCTAAAGGAACATCTATTCCTGCATCCAGTAATAAATTTGACCAATTAACCACTAACTCGTTTTACCTTTGAGGCACGTAGGAACAATACGATATCACTACTGTATCCATTCTCATCTACCACTCTACCACGCTTTATATCCCCAATGGTAATGTCTACTTTAGGCTTACCCGGCCCTTTAGACGTACCTTGTTTTACAATAATACTATCTGAATTTTTAAACATGTCAAATAATCCCATTATTATTACTCCTTATTAAAAGTCATCGTCATCGTCGATAAGCTCAAATTCATCATCTTCATAAATAATACCACGATCTACGTCCCAATGCAAATAGTATTCCTCAGCAGGTAAAACCCCATCACGATACTTTTGAATTTGCATCATACGAATATTATCATGATCTTCAATTAAACACATTGCCATTGCTACATCAGCAGCCCGTATGAGAGCGTCCCCAAAAGCTACTTGGTCGGCTCTGGGAGGCTCAAACATGTTAGCTGCCTCTCGTGTAGCTTGGGTAGAAACCCAAATAGCTGTGTTTGTTGCAAGACATAGATTTTTCATACCGTAAAAGAGGGCATGAGATTGTTCCCACATCGCCTTTTTACCATCCCCTGATGAAATTAGATAGATTCCATCTAGAACTACAAAGTCTGGTTTGTGTTTACGTATCAACCTAGCAATATGCTCTAGCGAAATCGTAGACTCCCCTTCAATGTGGTCACAAACCAATAATGACCTGCCATCTAACTCCTTCAAGAAGTTCTTATACGCAGTTTCATCAATCGGGTCACCATTTCGTAAGGCTTGATGGGAGAACTTATAACCCATTTTATTAGCTAATACCACATCCGCCCTAAGACTAATAGCCGCAACAGGCATTTCTGTAGAGACTAACAATGTTTTATACCCATTCATAACAGCGGTAGCGGCAGCTTCTACGCACATCCACGTTTTACCTACGGTAGGTCGAGCAAACATAGCAATCAACTCTCCGGGCATCCATCCCACACCTGTATTATTGAATGATTTAAAAGGGGTATTAATCCCCATAATACCATCGCCCATTTGTCTTTTCTTAGTCCGCTCTCGCCACGCTTCTAACCGATCAGAAGTTCCATCATTATATATTGATACATCTTCATCTGTTTCAACTTCCACATCACTTAAGTTAGTCATAATAGAAGCAAGGGCTTTCGTAGGATTTTCTTTTAAAAGTTCCTTTTGGGACTGGATAGACCCCACAATCTTACGATAAACTACCTGATCTTTAAATTGGTCTACCGCATAATCAAAATTAAGCATTTGTGCGGAATCATCTAACGCAGGATAATTTTCTGAGAGTGTCGCCGTAGAGGGGGTTTCCTTATATTGATCTACATAATCAATAATAAAAGATAAGACCTCCCCATGCTTCGCAAAATCTTTTCCGGTGTACCGAAAATTTTTAAAGTTCATAGGGTCTGTCAGATTAAACAGAACCCCAGACTCAATATATTCAAAACTTTGCATTGCTACCTCGCTATATATATTACTCGTGGGCCGCTACCATGAATATAGCATACCACACCATCTACTGCTTTGTCATCCGCAACCTTCTTCGCTTCTGGGAAAGAGGTGAAAGTTCCTTCTATCCATACCTCTTGATTATAACTAAAGCCAATTCTAGCAATAGATATCACCCGATACTGTCCTTCAGGAGCAGTTCGTCCGGTTAAGTCGTTAACTAACAACTGTTCCCTTGATGATCTAGTAGATTTAGAAAACCCACCTTTTCTATTAGCTCTCTTTGGCATTTGACCACTCCCTTAGTTTGGTCTCCATCTTTTTCTTCGTCTGTTCCGACGAAGCTGTAGGGAACCACTTAGAATTTAATACTAAATATTTTCTCCAATAAGCTTTAATTTTATCTGTACCATAAACCATAATCTTATAATACATTTCTGCATCTTGTTCTGGTAAATAGTAACCAAATTCAAAACCTTTAAGGATATATTTTATAGATACTGTATCAGAATTTCTTCTAATACCGTTATAAAAGCCTGATAAAACAGAAAATAAACCATATTTTCCTATGGCTTGCTTAATCAACTTTAGATCGTATCCTATAAAATTATTATTTAAATAGTCTTTATGGTGTTTTTTTGAATAAAGCCAAAGAAAAGCTTCTCGAACATCATTCGAGTTATACTCATTTAAAGATTTACCGTTCCGTTTAACCATAATAAAACTCTTTGCTCAGTACGTCCACCTAATTTTTGTTTAATTCGGCTCCTAACTTTATAGGCCGACTCTTGTAGTGTAGCAGAAATCTCATCCATTGTTAAATTTTCCATACGTAACATAATAAATGATCTCTCAGAATTTGAAAGAGTTAACCTATTTAACATAGATTTTATCATAAGCTCTGTATCCATGTCAATAGTTACAGCTATCGCTTTCTGTGCGGAATTCGTAGAATGTCTCCAATCATCCATTTCCCATAAGCGTAAAATAGCATCTAAACTTTGTGGTTGGGGACGACGTTGGGCTTTAGTAATAAGTGTTCTAATAGTATTAACCATGGTAGTGTGAAGATAAGTATGGAAGGAAACCTTCCGTTCTGGATCAAACCCTTTAGCCGCTTTCAATATCGCAATGCGTAGTTCTTGTGCTATGTCCTCTCTCTCCATCCCACGGATAGAAGTAGTCTGTAGCATCCGATTTATTTTTGGTTCCCATTGCGTAATTAAAGCGTTATTGATCTCCATACACCATCCTCTTCATAGTTTTAGGGCCTCTTATGATTATATCACACTATGTCAGGAGAGTCAATTTCACGTTGCTTAAGCTGTTTATTTAACATTAAATCATATGTGCTGTCATCTCTTTGCCCTTTACGGCGACATTCAACACTACAATAGATATATTTATTACTACGAGCTATGAAAGTCATTAGTTCTGAGCGTTTTCTTCTAAAAGAAGTCCGACAAAATTTACATGTGACTAATACTCTAAAATATTCATACCGACATTCATCATGAATGTGATGTACTCTAGCCGAATGGGATTCAGATTTAGGTACATCTTCTCCACATGCCTGACAAATTACTCGTTTAGGGAGGTGCTTTTTATTTATTAGAACACTTTTAGTTGGTAATTCTGCTTTTATTAGAACTCTATGAACATAGGCAGGGTCTACCCCCACTCGTTCCGCAATTTTTGTCAGACGGAGTATAGGGTTTTCTGTACGTAAGCGGACTATTTGATCACGTTTAGAAGTCATCTAAGCCAGCATCGGCGGATGCACGGGCTGCTTCCTTTTCGTAAAGCACTACGAGTTTTTGTATTCTAGTTTTTAGGATAGCGGCTAGATATGCCGCATCTACATCTCCTGTTTCATGGAGGGCTTTTATACGACTGGATGCGGCTACAACCCTTGCCCATTGTGCGTCTGTAAATGATATTGTTACATCAGGCATTAGTTTTTCTCCTTTAGTTGCTTCACTTCGTCTGAAAGTTCTTGTACTGCTTTTATTAGCATAGGAATAAATTCTGAATATCTGGCTCCATAATAATCTTCATCTTCACCGCCATGTGTAATACCGCCAAACTCTTCGATAGAATTTATACCATGTTTTTTAAGTGTTTCCATGACTTCTTGTGCTATTATACCGTAGTGGGTTTGATCCACCTTGTCTTCTTTTTTATTTTTCCATTTGTATGAAACAGGGTTTAGGTCGTTAACAAAGCCCAACCCCAACGTTAAGGGGGTTATGAGTTCTTTTAGCCTCATGTCTGATGTTTGAATGGTGCCATTAGTAGCATAAACATCATCCCATCTGTAAGAAGCAGTTCCTAAATCATAGGTATCATCAGCTCCGGGCTGCGTGGTTCTATACAACCAAATATTGGCACCACTTTCTCCGAAATAAGCCGTTTGTGTACCGTCAGCCGAAATACCCAAGTATTCAGTTGCCCCTGATTCGTAAAGAAAAAGCCCCGTTTCACCATCAGCAGAACCCGCAAAAGTTACGCTGGGAGCCGCAGCAGTACCATCTTGCACAGTTATAGTGCCGGGAGTTAGAACATCGTCAGGTTTAGCTTTTATCCCTATATTCCTTCCACCATCAGAAATAATATTAGGAAATGTTTGTGCTGCTGCTACAAATGAAGCGTCATTCTCTTCGACATAAATTGTAGCAAGTTGTAAAAAGTTCTTATTCTTTTTAAAAGCAGATGCTTTTGTTACGACTATACTTTCAGTAGAACCTCCGGTAGGAGCCAGATAAGCTATATAATTAGTTTGTGCCGTTAAACCAGTAGAGCTACCCGCCACAATCTCAAGGGTTTTACCCAGAGAACCATCTTCTTTCCACAGCTTGATATTACCGGACGGAGTATCGCCATCCTGTTGTTGCCCCCATGAAATAGCATCATAGGCAGTACCTATAAATTCTCCGTCCCAAGACCAGTTGCCGGGGTCGTTAAAGTTAATAACTGGGTCGGGGGGTTCTTTACCATATGAAATGGCGTTATTATTCACCGCTTTTAGAATGTTTGG